TGCAGCTCGCGGCCGAGGAACGACCGATTGACGGCGACTGCGGTTTCGTCATCCGGCGCAGCGGCGAGGGACTCAAACTCCAACTCGTGCCGGCAACGCGCATCGGCAATCCGAACGAGACGGCCGTCGCCTCAAATAATTACTACCAAGGCATCATTACGAACGACTTCGGCCAGCCGGTGGCGTATCGCATTTTCCGACTCACGCGTGACGGCGTTTACTTCGGCGCCGAGGACATCCCAGCGAATCAGTTCTGCCATTATTTCGATCCAAATCGCAGCGACCAATACCGAGGCGTGTCGGATCTGGCGAGCGGGATTCAGACGGCGCGGATGCTGCACGAAATCTTGCAGGCCGAAAAGGCCGGCGTGCGTTTCTCGTCGCAGCAGGCGGCGCTGATCTTCAACGACCGCGGGACCGCCAACCCGCGCAACCTTTTCCAGCCGAATCCGACGATGGGTTTGCCGAGCGGACAGACACAGAAAAACGAGCTGACCGAGGTCGGCATGATTCGATATTTCCAGAACAGCGACCGCGTCGAGGTCATGCCGTCGAGGCCGTCTCAGGCGTTCACCGGATTCGTGCAGCACTTAATGCACGAGATAAGTCTCTCGGTGGGTATTCCTGAGGGAGTGTTGTTCGGCACAAGCGACTTTCGCGGACCGAGCGTTCGGGCGGAGTTTGCAGCAGCTGACCGCGTGTTCACCCGGCAGCAGGGCGTTTTGGTCGACAAGGTTCTCGACCCGATCAAGGACGCCGTGATTCTCGACGCCATCGCACGCGGCGAGATCGCACCGCCTCCGCTGCTCGCGGGCGAGACGATGGTTCAAGCTCTGCGCCGGGCAACCAAGGGCGAGTGGCGGTTCCCGGCCAAGCTATCAATCGACGTGGGCCGCGAGTCAGCGGCGAACATGAACGAGAATCGGCAGGGCGCGAAGTCGCTGCAAGAGATCGCGGCCGAGGAAGGCACCGACGCTTTCTCGCGGCTCGAACAGATCGCAATTGAAGCCGGATTTGTGAAGGAATTGGCGGTGAAATACGGCGTGCCGGAGACGGCGATTCGCCTCACGACGACCTCACTCCCGAGCACGCCAGCGGCCGCAGCCGCAGCGGGCGACGCCGTCGGTGCAAGCGCAGCAGAAGCGCAGGCGGCCAGCGTTGCAGCGGCACCGGCCGCAATCGAGCCGGTCGAGCAGATCCAGAACGACTCAAACCTCGTCACGATCAACTTCGCCGACGGCTCCTATATTCCGACCGACGCGATGGCGGACAACGCACGGCGCGCACTTGAGATCCGCGAGAAGAAGCCGATGTCACAGCGCGGCATGACGAGCGTCGGCATCGCCCGGGCGCGTGACCTCATGAACAAGCGGCCGATGTCCGAGGACACCGTGCGGCGGATGAAAGCCTTTTTCGACCGGCACGAAGTGGACAAGCAGGGCGAGACCTGGGACGAGCAAGGCAAGGGATACCAGGCTTGGATGGGCTGGGGCGGGGACGAGGGCTATTCTTGGAGCACAGCCATCGTCGAGCGGCTGAACAAGCAGGCGGAGAAAAAAGACCTCTCGGTCGCGGCCGCAGAAGTGCAGCATCAGTTTTCGCGCAACACGCCGCTCGCAGCCGAGGACTGGCTGGACGCGGTGCAGAAATACCGGGCGAAGCAGATGACGACGATTCAAGAGACGAAGCAGAGCGTCACCGGTGACCAAAGCATCATCGAGCTGAGCAAACCGAAGCGCAAAAAATAATTCCCATGATCCACACCCAGACCGAAATCGATAACCTCGTTGAACTCGCGATCATCCAGCGCGCCGAGCTGAAGAAGCTCGTTGATTCTTTGCCACAGTTGCGGGACCACCTTTCGTCCGAGATCGAGCGAAACCTCGAAGAGATCGAGCCGGCGATCCGCAGCGAGCTGGAGCAGCTCGTTATCGCCCGCGCACAGGACGCGCACGCGCAATCCAGCGCGGCGCTGACCGCGAAGGTTGACGAACTCGGGAAGGCTTTGGAAGTCACGACGGCGGCGCGTTACTCGGTGCTTATGTCCGAGCGCGAGCAGAACGCGACCTTGTTGGCGCAGGCCGAGGCACGGATCGCAGAAGCGGCATCGGCTTTGCCGAGCGCAGTGAAGAGCATCGTCACCGACGAACTCTCGCGCTTTCCGCGTGCCGGCGAGATCGACCAACTGCGGAAGGAATTCGCTGAGCCGAAGGGACTGAACCCTCGCGGCAAGTGGTCGCCCGACGAGACGTATCAGCGGCTGGACCTCGTGACGATCAACGGCGATTCGTTCGTCTCGAACATCGACGGCAATCGCGAGCGGCCGAGCCGGAGCGCGGCGGACTGGACGCTCAACGCGGCACGCGGCAACAGTGGCGGCGGCGGCGGAGTGACTTCGATCACCGACCTTTTGCCGATCCCAAGCAGCGGGCAAATCCTCGGCAGCGAAGGGCCGAACTACGTTCCCAAGAACCTCGTCGCCGGCGCGAATATCACGATCACCGAGACGCCGACTCAAATCACGATTATTGGCACCGAGGGACAGATCGAGCTTACCGACGGAACCGAAGCGGCTCCGTCGCTGTTCTTCGTCAGCGACACTAACACCGGCATGTATCGCCCGGCCGCAGACACGGTCGGAATTGTCGGTGGCGGTCACGACATCCTGCGCCTGACCGACGTGGCGAGCGCGACGGATTACATTGAGATTAAGAACGGGACAGGCGTCGGCAACCCGCTGCACGTTCTGGCCGAGGGCGCGAGCGCGAACATCGGCGTGCATTTGCAGCCGAAGGGCACCGGGCTTTTCACGATCAGCGACGGCACGGATTTCAACAAGGGAATCCGCTTTCGCAGTTCGTCCAGCGCCGCAAGCGCGGTGACGCTGATTGACGCCGTCTCGACGGCCGGCCGCGTCGTCACTCTTCCCGACGCAACCGACACTCTCGTCGGACGTGCGACCACGGACACGCTGAGCAACAAGACCATGATTGCGCCGGCGCTCGGGACTCCGACCGCGCTGGTCGGCACGAACATCACCGGCACGGCGGCAGGCCTGACGGCGGGCAACGTGACCACAAACGCGAACCTGACCGGCGACGTGACGAGCGTCGGCAACGCCACGAGCATCGCGGCGGGCGTCATCATTGACGCGGACATCAACGCGAGCGCGGCTATCGCAGACACGAAGCTCGCGACGATCAGCACGGCGGGCAAAGTCAGCAACTCGGCAACGACTGCGACCTCGGCAAACACCGCCTCGGCAATCGTCGCACGCGACGCCAGCGGCAACTTCACCGCCGGCACCATCACGGCGAATCTCACCGGCAACGTCAGCGGCTCGTCTGGCAGCACGACCGGCAACGCGGCCACGGCCACGGCTCTGGCGACCGGGCGCACGATTTCTATCACTGGCGATCTCGCCTATACCTCACCGAGCTTCGACGGCACCGGCAACGTCACGGCGGCGGGCACGCTTGCGACCGTGGCAAGCGCTGGAACGACGGGCAGCTCAACCGCGATTCCAATCGTCACGATCAACGCCAAAGGCCTGACGACTTCAATCACGACGGCTGCGGTCATTGCGCCGGCCGGAACGCTCTCGGGCACTACGCTCGCAGCCGGCGTCACCGCCTCCTCGCTGACCTCGCTCGGGACGATTGCGAGCCTCACCGCAACAGCCGGCACCGTTGCCAACGCTCCGAGCGGTTCGACCGACATCGCAAACAAGCTTTACGTGGACACCGTCGCGCAAGGACTCGACGCGAAAGCTTCGTGCGTCGCAGCCACGACGGCGGACATCACGCTGAGCGGAGCGCAGACAATCGACGGCGTGAGCATCGTCGCGGGAAATCGCGTGCTGGTCAAAAATCAGAGCCTTTCGCAGAACAACGGAATTTATCTCTGCGCATCGGGATCGTGGACGCGCACGACGGACGCGAACACGTGGGACGCGCTAACCTCGGCTTTTACGTTTATCGAGCAGGGCACGACGAACGCCGATTGCGGTTTCGTCTGCACAGCGAACGCAGGCGGCACGCTTGGAACGACCGCTCTGCCGTGGTCGCAGTTCTCGGGTGCAGGCACATTTACCGCCGGCACCGGGCTGACGCTCACCGGCTCGGTCTTTTCGCTCACCTCGCCCGTCGCAGTCGCGAACGGCGGCACCGGGCTGACGAGTCTCGGCTCCGGCGTTGCGACGTTCCTCGGGACGCCGTCGAGCGCAAATCTTGCTGCGGCGGTCAGCGACGAAACGGGATCGGGCGCGCTGGTGTTCGCTTCCAGCCCAACCCTCGTGACGCCAATCCTCGGCACGCCTCAAAGCGGCACGGTCACGAACCTAACGGGCACGGCCTCAATCAATATTAACGGCACGGTTGGCGCAACGACCCCGACCACCGCCGTCTTCACGAGCCTGACCGTAAACGACAACACGACCCTCGGCAGCAGCAACTCGGACACGGTGAATTTCAACGCTCGCGTGGCGTCTGACATCGACCCAGCAACTGACAACCAGTACGACCTTGGAAGAACAGGGCATGAGTGGCGCGACCTACACATCGACGGCACGGCCAACATTGACTCGCTCGTGGCGGACACGGCGGACATCAACGGCGGGACGATTGACGGGACGGCCATCGGTGGCAGCACGGCAGCAACGGGCGCGTTTACGACGTTGAGCGCGAGCACCTCTGCATCGTTTAGCGGTGCTGGCCTGCCTTACGCCGCAAACAGTCTGATGTTGCGTAACAACGGCACAGGTGATTCCCAGCTTTGGGCACTTGGTCCGAACACTAGCACTAACGGCACGATGACCTTTGTGACGGCAGACTCGGATGGTTCCGCTACGGCGACCGTCGCAACGCTCACCTCCACCGGCCTAAACTCCACGGCCATCGGAACGACGACGCCGAGCACGGGAGCGTTTACGACGGTGAGCGCGACGGGTCAAATCGAATCAAAAAGTGGCACGTCTGCAGACAGAACAAAACTTTATTCCGTAGGCACAAAATCAACAATTCAATTTGGCTCACCCGCAGAAACAATTACGGCGTGGCAATATGACCGCAGCACGGGTTTTTTGAATCTCTTAACGGGCACCGAGGCAGCGCCATCAACCGTTCTGTCCAGTTTTAGCACCATCGGCCTAGGCGTTGGGACGGCGAGTCCTGCGTCTAAGCTACATATCTCGGGTGACGCAAACACCCGTTTACAAATAGACGCAACTACTACTCAGGGCATCTTTTTTACAAAAGCCGGAGCCGATAACGGAACATTTCGTGTAGATACAGACGGGAATTTTGAGTTTTACACCAAGACTGTTTCCCAAGCAATGGTTCTAACGGCTGCTGGCAACGTCGGCATTGGGACGACGAGTCCGGCGGTAAAATTAGAAGTTCGTGGGTCTGGTCAGATATTGCGGGTATCTGACGGTACAACTGGAGCCAGTATTTACAGTGCTAGTGGATTATTTGGATTTAATAATCAAACAGGTGAAGACGGAATGTTTGGTAGCACGGCATCTCACTATTTGTACTTTGCAACCAACGGCTCCGAGCGTATGCGCATCGACAGCAGCGGTAATCTGCTGGTGGGGACGACGAGTGTTGGGACATCTGCCGCAAAGGTTATCGCTATTGCCAACGGCACCGCGCCAAGCTCCTCACCCGCAGGCATGGGCCAGCTCTACGTTGAATCCGGCGCACTCAAATATCGCGGCTCATCCGGCACCGTGACCACCATTGCAAACGCTTAAACACATGACCACTGAACAAGCCCTCCAGAACCTCTACGCAGGCAGCCGTCTGGCTCCATTACCCGCCGAACAGCATGAGTTGCTACGCAAGTGCGCGGAACAGATTGCCGAGGCGAAAAAGCCCAAGGAAACG